AATTCACGGCCTTTTGTGGTTAAAACTGCATCTACTGTTACTACTGTAGGATTTAATATTGCCATTGTTTACTGTTTATTGTATATACTATAAATATATTAAAATTTGAAAATTATTATGATTATACTGATCCTTGTTGATCTGCAAGGAGTTTTTGTTTTACTTCTTTAGTTATAGTATCTATATTAGCTAAAACATCAGGAGCTAAATTACTAGGAATAACAAAGCCATAAGAGGTTTGACCTTCTCTTTTAGTAAATGTTAAATAAGCATTTGTTTCATCTTCTATTCTAGTTAAAAATAAAACTCTTTTAATAGTACCATTTGATAGTTCTGATGCTACTTGATTTGATATTGTTTGGTCTACTGTAAAAGATACATTTGATAATCCATCATTATTTATATTTACTATTCTATATTCTAAATAGGTATTATCAGATAGTTGTAATACTAAAATACTAAAATCATTTAAATTAAATTCATAATCTACATCACCATATGTAGAATATAATGGACTTGTAGATCCAGTCAAAGGATTTGGTACAAACAAATATCCACTATTATAAAAACTAGATAATTGATTATTAAATGTAAAAGTATAGCTACCTGATTGGGCTGTTAGAAATCTATTATTAGAAGCACAGGTTATAGTAGAATATCCTGTTGATAATGACAATGCACTTATTATTAAACTACCTTGAGATATAGAAGCAGTATAATTTGATTGATTTATTCCTTGTAAAACAAGTCTTGCACTTATTTCTTGATTTTCATTAAATGTTAAATAGTTTGTATTTGTGTAACCTCGATCTATAGTGAATGTGCCTACTCCTTGTCCACCAGGGGTAGTTGATTCAAAATCAGCTGGGTTTGAGAAAAAAGTAGCCCCTCTATTGTTATTGAAGAAATAGTCAACTATATTAGTAGTACTACCATCAACACCATTAACACAAATAAATGATGGATTAATTACACTTTCTTGAGAATAGAAAACTGATCCTGAGGAATTAAGTGGATTTGAAAGAGAGTCACTTACACAAATGCCTGTCCACGATGATCTGAAGGTAGCAGAGGTTTGATATTTATACCACGTTGAAGGAGGAGAAATAGTTGTATTAGTTTGGGTTATATATACAGGTCGGGTAATAGTAAAGGTTGCTATTGGGGATAAACTTTCAGGTAGTACGGGTGTTGATCTATAAAATATTTCTGTATATGCACTAGATGATATTGCTATAAAAGAATTAACATTAGCAGAAGAGGAAGCAAATACTGTACTTCCACTATATATTTGTAGAGACCAAGTTGTATATGTATCTGCACTGGAAGATATAGATAAATTAACAGTAGCATAAACTCTATATTGGCCTGTTTCTGCAACAGAATAAGTAGCTGGTGCTCCTGGTGTGTATATATTATCTATATCAGAAGTTTCATGATTGAATAGGTTAAGTATTGCTCCTCCAACTCCTCCTACTACAGGATATCCTAGTGTTGAACTCCCACTTACAAAATAGGATGAACTTAAATTATTAGCTGTTACTAGAAAAGATGATGGGTTGCCTTGGTTTTGAAAAGATAAAGTAGTGGGACACAAGCCAGGAAAATACAATACGGGTGAATATAAATAACCACTATCAAATATTGGTTTAACCCCATCAGTAGCTTTTTGATTGTCAAATTTTTTATTATCAAATAAAGCTACAGTGGTATTATCTCCAGCTATAAAAGTATTTTGTATTTCATGCCAGTTGTTATTAAATTGATTCAATTCAGTTAATCCACCAAATTCATCTACAAGATATTTTAGAGATACATTATTTCTTCTTGGTAGATATGAACTAGTTTCAATTTGAGTAAATAATCCAATTTTACGAACATTATGGTCAATAGCAGCTGTTTTACCAAATGATTTATCTCCAATTACAATGCGTCCATCAGATCCAGTATATGAAGCACTAGTATATGTGTTATATAATAAACTAGTTGTTTTAGATCCATCGTAGCGTGATGTATTATATGATCTTAATGATAAATAAGAATCTTGTAGTTCAGCAGGGTATGTTATACTACTTGTAGTTCCATAAAAATATTCTATTTTTCTTCTAAATTGTGAATCAACACTTTTAGAAACATTATTTAGTAATACGTTCCAATCTGAATGGTTAAAGAAATTAATATCTGTCGGTGTAAGACTAGATGTTGGTTGAAGATATGGATTGTAATTATCTTCAAAATATTGATTTACGTCAACTACACTACCACTTAATTCACCAGTATACCATCCCATAGTGTTGTTGGATGAAGACAATGCATTATAGAACGTTCCATATTGTGATGATATGTCTGCTACATCATAGTTAGCTTCATGTACGCTTTGTGTAGTAACAGTAGGTTTAGAATATGATACTTTATTTCTTTCAAGTACAGGTGAATTAATAGTAACACCTGTTGATAGACTTGTTCTTTCAGGAACAAAATCATTCAACATTTTGAATAATGAATTATCGAAAAATTCAATTAATCTGATAAACCCATTATAATCTAATAATGATGCTGTAAATGGGTTAAATCCAGAAACACCTGTTTCAAAATATAATTTGCGTTGAGCATCTAAATCTGGATATGATCCACTATATAATTGACCAGGATTACCTATATAATCATCTAAACTCCATGTTGGATTATTAGAAGCAATAGCTCCTGAAATATATGTATCAATCTGCGTTTGTGGGCTGAATGATATATCTACATAATGTAAATCATCATCTCTAAAAGAAGTGGATGATGTTGGGTATTCTTGTAAGCTCAATAGAGGAGATAATACATTTCCTCCTACTATATTATTAGATACAATTCTTACTTTGTCATTGTTGTATCCATTTATTAATTCAGATTTAAGTGAACCACCAAATTCTTTAACATTTAATATACTAGCGGTAGTAGAGCTGCCAGTTGGTGTATAAAATGATTCGCTTCCTACGGTGTAATATGTTCTGTTAGGAATACCAAAAACAGTCATTAAATTATCTAGCCCGGCAACAGTACCTTTAGTTTTAACAAGTAAAGGTAAATTATGATAAATACGTTTATATAATTCTGCTACTAAGTCTTTACGTGGAATGTTATTTAAATAACTACCTGTAATAGTAAAATCACTATTCCATATTGCGCTACCTGTATTAGCCCCTACTAAATAATTACTTACACTATCTCCAGCTTGACTATTATATAATTTAATCCCTAATGATTTTAATTGTTGGTATACTAAGTCTCTAGATATACCATAATCTAAATTATTGTTTGCTAAATTAATATCAGTAACCGCCTTTAAATAAATCCAAATATTATCAAAATAATGACCAACCATATTTAAAAATAACAGGAAGGGTTGGTTTGTTATATCATCTTTTACAAAAAGAGGAACAGCGTATTCTAAATTATCTTTATTGTCTTTATCATATTCTAATGCATTTTCCGTAGCATAATTATACCAAACAGAAGCTGAAGTAGATGTTGTGGAATATAGAGTATAAGGTAATACTGGTCCTGATTTAGGGTATGGAGTTATACTATAATCTATTGATGATGTTAAGGAACTGCTATTGAAGTATAGATAATATTCAAATCCATCAAATTCTGCTATAATATTATTAATACTTGCTGAATATTGATTTAGGGTTGTTTGTAAGCTTGCTGTTAACGCTGCAGTAGGGCCTAAGGTATTAATTTCATTTTGTAAAGTTTCAATTTCTTTAACTTTATTATAAAAATTATTTACACGTTGGTAAGCTGAGCCGAAAAATACAAAATTATTAAAATTGCTATAGTCAACATTTATATCAATACTTTGTGAAGTTAATAGACTTTGTATTTGGTTATATGATGAACTTTGTAAAGATTGTAAACTAGATATTAAATTAGAATAATTATTATACGCTGTTGATACAGTACCTTGTCCTTCAATCTCAATATCAAAATTTGGTCCTCTTAATGATGGAGGAGGTGGTGGAGTGATTAATCTATCTAAATTAATATTGAAATTATAAGGAGCAACTTTTTCTTCAACCACCCACAATGTTTGTTTTTCTTGTACAGATAAAGGAAGTGGTTGATATAATTTAAATAATATTTCGTATCCTTCAGGATCTTTATTTAAAGCTACATTTACAGCAACATATTGCTCATTATCTCCAAAATTTAATAAATAGTCTACATAATATAAATCAGTAGTATTTATTTTATTAATTAAATCTAAAGCAGCAGTTTCAATTTCTTCATCTGTTAGTATAACTGATCCTAAACGTATTTCTGTTCTATCTCGAGATATTTCTTTGATAAATAAACCTTCATTAATATTATCAGATATTTTTCTTTCAAAGAAATTATATCTAACATTAAATTCTCCAGATGAATATCCTAAATCTTGTAAATCTTGTATAGGATCTATTTCAATTATAGGATATAGGGAACTAGTAGTTGAAGCTAAGGTTGATGTTATACCTACATCTGTTGTTTGAATTTGGTCTGTTGTATTAGGAGTAACAGAAACAGCAGGATTTAAAAATGAAGAAGAAGGTAATTTATAATCTAAATAGTTATAATCTACATTTAGTATATTATTTCCAGCATCATATATAAAGTATTCAATATAATCGTTTTCTCCTCCAAATAAATCTTGTTTTCTTCTAGAAGAAATTAATCTAATATCTTCTGGAGAATAACGTTCAACTGTAGAAGTGCTTAATATATTACCTATTATTTTAATATTGCTTGCCATTATCTGCTACTAATACTACTTAAAGTTGTTTGTAAATCTAATACTTGTTGTCTTAAATTGGTAATTTCATCAAGTAATGCTTGAATATCATCTTGACTTATTATTACTCCTAAATATTCTGCTGTTTTTTCTAAAATATATCTATGTGACTCATTGTCTCCTTCTTTAGGAATTTGAAAAAATAAACTTTCATATAGTTCAAAAAAATCCTCAAGAGTAAATACTGGATTTTCTTCTGCTTGTTGTTGATTAAGTAATTGACTAAACTGAGTATTGATTACTCTGCCAAAAGTATCTTTATCAAATACTTGTCGTTCTATAGGAATTTGTTGTTCTGACATTTTATCTAATTACTTTAAAATGATAATGTTCATCAAATATTATAGTTTCACCATTAGATAGTATAGATTTAAATAATAATTTATAATATCTTTCTGGTTCTAGTCCGTTCATATATATATCAAAATAATTACCATTTGAGTCACAGCTTATTTTGGTATAGTTTTCGTCATAATCTACGACAATTTCTTCAGTATCCAAATCTTTTATTGACCAATATGAAGTTATAGGTAGAGCATAATTTACTAAAGTATAAGTAAACGCAGATAAAGCAAATGTCCTTGGAGGATATTTTGCTCTAACTTTAACTCTAAAACGATGTACCGAATCTTGTTGATATTCCTTTTTGTTATTTCCTATACTAGTTACATATAAATCAGAATCTATTACTGCTTGAGAACCGGTATTATATGTTGAGTCATCCCATCTTATTTCTAAGCATGGTGGATAAATAGTATGTGTATTTCCTGAGAAGTATTTAGTTTCGAACTTGGATGCTGTTGTAAATTCTACTGTATTTTCATGTTTTAAAATAAAGCCATAATTGGATATAGAGCCACTATTCCAAGCATCAACAGTATTAGTTACTTTTAATTCAATGTCTTTTGATGATTTTTGATTAAAGGATTGGGTAGCAACATAATTTGATCCTGTCCACCATAAACCACCACCTACGTTTCCTGTAAGATTATATGATCCTGTAGTTCCAACAGGAAATCCGGAAAACCATACACTTCCACTTAATTGATCTTTATTTTCCCAGCTAGCTCCATCCGTAGTGATAGGTGAATTACCTAATCGACCTGTACCTACATTCCAATCTGTAGCTAAAGGATGAGAGTATATTGTATAAGTTAAAGGTAAAGAGGATGCATTAGCTAAATATAATTTAAGATAACAATCAAAGTTAGCACCATTAACTTTATTATCAATAATATCGTTTATTTCATTTGTTGGAAATTGAATTATAGGGCGAGATACTTCGTTTGTACTTTCAATAGATTCAAAAGTACTAAGTTCTAATATCTCATCTAATCCTGTATTTAATGTAGGATAATATGAGTATAAAGTAGCGCTCTTTTCAGGAAATATTTTATATATAGCCATTTTTATTTATATTTTAAATTATAAAAGGCACAACTCTACCTTGTATATCAATATCAGGAAATCTTATTTCAAATATACTCGGATCTAATGATGGATATATATTACCTTGTCTAGTAGCTCCTATTATATCATAAGCATAAGGTGAATAATTTCCTCCCTGTTTATTTATTACTTCAACTTTAGTTACTGTTTGTACTCCATTTATTCTTAGTAATAAAGCAGTAATATCTGAAAGGATTATAGGTTGGTTTATATTCCATTTTTCAATATTGAAATGATCTTTTAAAGCTACTATACAACTAGTTATAACATCATTATTATTAAATCCACTAGCTACAACAATATCAAAATTTACTCCAATATTAATATAGAAAGCATCTTTAATATTAATAGCGTCTGTTACCATTCTAAATTCATTAATATATGAGGCTAAGTTTTGTTTTAATGTTGTAGATGTTGTTGTTAATTGTTTATCGTTATTGTACCCTAATATGTACATATCCAATGATAATGGATTACGTCCTTCAGTAGTTGCTACTGTAGATGTTGATAATTCTTCACGAGCAGCGTCTTGAGTAATATATACTTTAGCAACAGAACCGTATTCAGAAGGTAAAGATAATGCTCTAACTATATAATCTTCTCTAGTTACTGCTCGTAATTGAGATTGATAAGTATATAAAGTATTGTTGCGTATTTCCTCAACTGTATCTCCTCCTCTTCCTCCAGAAGCTACTATTGGATTAATAGAAGCTAAACTCTGTCTTATAAAACTCTCTAAAGAAGGATTAAAAGGATTATTTTTAAACTTAGCTGTTGTTTGATCAATAATGGTTATGGAATTAGCAGGTACATTAGATTCTATACCTCCTCCAACAAGATATCTAATTGTTATATCACTAGTTGGAGCTAATCCATATTCTTGAGTAAAAAATAATGATGCTTTATTAAAATTATTATATAAACTTGAAATGCCTGGTACTAGACCTAATTGAATATTATCAGGATTGGGAATTATTTTATCATCACTTATATTAGGAGATAAACCTGCTCCAAATTCTAATTGTAAAATATTGTCTGATAAAAATCTAGAAACAAATCTACGAGGTACTCTTTTTAATTGTAATAAATAAGGAACACCATCACTGTTAAAATTAGGATTAGTTACTTTATCAAATATATATGATTGAGCTAAATAAGGTACTTCATACCATTTATTTCCTTGAGTATCTGTTGCCTCTAATATTTGTAATATATTTGTATCTGTTATATTAGAAATAGAAAATTTCTGAGGGGTAGAAAAAGGTAATGTAATAGATTTTATAGTAGCAGAAATAACTTTTACTTGTTTTTTAAGTAAAAAATAATTAGGATCATTGGTTAAATTAATTTCTATGTTAGTAGTATTACTAAAATCTACATCTTCTATTGTTATAAATTTAGTACTATTTGTATTAGAAGTAAGAGAAGTATTAGCAGGAACTACTAAGGCATAGCTATAATCCGGTACTAAGTTTCCAAAAGGATCTTGTGTAGAAGGAATTAATTGGAATATATCTATAATAGTACTAGAGGCATATGATGTTTTAGGACGGTATCCTAACATGTAAGCTAAAGCAAATAAATTTTCTCTTTCTTTAGCATATAATAAAAAGTTTTCTTGTGTTTGAGTATCTAAATAAAATGAAGTAACGTCACCTACATAAGAGGCCATGTCTATAAATAATCCTCCAGGATTAGCATCTGAAAAATTATTATATACTGTAGGGAAATATGTTTTAGCGTAATTTATAAGATTGTTCTTAAATTCACTAAAAGTTTTATTTAAATATGATACATTATTGGCCATTTTATGTAAATTGTAATGTTACTTGGTCTATTTCTTGAGATAATATTAGTTTATATCTGATAGTAATTGTTATTAAATTATTGTCTCTTTTGGATGTATCTACGGTTATATCTGTAGATTCTATTTCTGGAATATATGTGAATATGCTAGAATTAATAATATTAATAATAGATCCATTTATATCATCTGTTATACTTTCAAATAGCACTTCTCTTAATCCACATCCAAATTCAGGATTCATTATTCTTTCTCCAGGAGATGTTAATATTAAATTAATTAAATTAGATTTAACTTGATCTTTAGTACTGTATGTACTATTAAAACACCCAGCAGGACCATTAAATGGTAGAGATACCCCAATAGCAATATTGCCTTGCAAATCTAAAGGATTTACGCGTATTGTTTGTGATATTGGCATATTATCCTAAATTTCTTAGTCCTGATATATCTTGAGCAGTCATATTATTTGCCGCGTCCTTAATAAAGGCTAGATATGGGTTAATTTTTTCACCGGTTGTAGGATTTACAGCATCTATGACTTTCAAATCATTGCGTTGAGGTTGTTGAAAACCAAACTCAGCTCCCATTTTAGCCATTAATGAACTACGTACATCTCCGGGCAACGGAGTTATATCAGCACTAGTGAAATTAAATGATTTATTTTCATGGAGCTGTTGCTTATTTTGCTTAGCTAAAGCTTCATTAATAATATCAGGTAATTCTTCATAAATAGCCTCAACTACGGCTTCTTTAATTAATTTTTTAAATACTTTAACGTTCATATGAATAAATATTTTAAGCTTGTAAATTTCGTTGATCTATTATTAATTTTAACTGTTCAATTAAATCATTAGGATCTAATGTAAATGAATAATCACTTTTTACAGTTTCAATATCTTTTTTATTAATAGCCACAGCATAGCGGCGTTTATATCCTCTAACAACAAATTTAGGATTTTCTTCTTCTTTTATAGCAAATCTAAATCCTTTATATGGTTCAAAATCACCAGTTCCTGTTGGATTTGTTAAAAATAAATCAGAACTAGTTGCAGCATTATCTATTACTCCATTTATGTTTAATAATTGAGATTTATAGTCTATTAATATTTGTATTGCTTTATCTAAACTTAATAGTATTGTGGGAAGATAAGCACTTAATGAAATAATTATTCTATTTGCTCTATCTAATATTCTTACAAATCTCATTATTAAGTTAACAGGAATACCTACACCAGGAGGAACAGAAGTGGGTATGGGTATAGCAGAAATTATACTTACTATGGTACTAAATATAGTAATATATGTTGATATTCTTTGAATATCTGTATTTATTCTTCTTATTTTATTCTCATTATCTGTTATAATTCTAATAGCATTATCCCTAGCTAATTTGGCATTTTGTAATTTAATAGGATCATTAGATAGGTTTGCTGCTTCTATTATAGCATTAGTATCATCTACTAATTGGCCTATTTTATCGTTTTGTGCTATAATATTAGCAATTTTATCTACAAGAAAAAGAGTTATGACCGGAACTAAAGATCTTGCTGCTCTAGCTCCTTGTAAAACAGCTTTCTTTTTAGCTTTTCTAGCTGCTTGTTTTTCTTTTTTAGTTTTTTTCTCTCTTTTTTTTAATTTATCTTTTATTTTTTTTAACTTGTCTTTTTGTGATTTAAAAGGATCTTTTATAATATCATCTATTGCTTTTTGATTTTCGTCTTTTCGTTTTTGTAAATTTTCTTTAGCAGTGGGATAGTTTCCTTTTATTTGTTCTCCATTAGGTAGAGTTCCTCCATTTTCTACTATAAGAGCAACTTGATATTCTTCTTCAGTTAATTCAGCAGGAATTTCTACTGTTTGTCCATTTTGAATTTGTTTTTTAGGAATTTTTTGTTGTTCAAGTTTTAATAAAGTAGCTTGATGTTGTATATCTAATTGTATTCCTTCTTGAATTAGAATTGCTTTTTCTTTTGTTAGTGTAGCTAATTTACTTTTAGAAGCTGCTGCTAAAACTGTAGTTGCTGCTAATTTAGGTAATTGATCACCAAATGTTTTAGGTAAGGGTGATTTAGATAAATTATTTAAAGTTTCTTGAGAAATTAAACTAGATATACTTCCTGATGTTGGAGGGGTTGGAGGATTAGTATTTGCTATTGTAGACTCAGCCATTATTATACTGTATATACTTTTTTAGATAGATGATTAAATTTACTTAACTTAGCTTGTAGTCTTCCTATATCACTATACAGTTGTTCTCCTGCATCGTTAACTGAAGGAATAGCAGATCCTTCTGCTACTGATATAGCGGATGATAGGTACGATGCTAGATTTGATAAAGATTGTAATATATCTGATAATATTTCTGTTGTTTCTGTTCCTAATAATATAGGATTATCAGGAAATGTTTTGTCTGTTTTAGTTCCTAATAATATTTTTGAGTCGGGATTTGTTGATTCTATATTTAAATGAATCCACCCAGCACTATTTAAATTAATAATACTGTCTGTGCTTAATTCTATGAATCCACTTGAATTTAAAATTATATCATCTTTTTTAGTATTTAAAACTATTCTATCACTATTTAATATAATTTGAGGATTAGTATAATTATTAGGTTCTGTAGAAGAGAATACAGGATTTTTAATTAAAGCTCCTGGTTGAAGTGGAATTTTTTGAGTTGATGTCATCCACACAGATGATAATTCTTTATTTATTTCTTCAATATTAGGAGTTAATGATTTTTTATCAGTAGTTACATATCCATTAACTAAAATAACAATAGGATCACCATCATTTCCTATACTACTCCATTCATTTACATTAGCTCTAGATTTAACTGTACTTCCAAATCTAATACCGTTCCCTTTTCTACCCTGGTATATTCTATCCCCTTCAAACGATATTAAAGGTCTAATATTAGCATTTTCATTAAACGTTTTTCCTAAACTACCTTCTCCAGGAGCATTTTGCTGATTATTATTCCATAAATTAATAGTTCCTGTATAATATTTTTCTGTGTTATTATTATTACTTCCTTGACTTATAGGAGAAGGGGCATCTACTAAATAGACCAATTCTCCCACTAAAGGATAATCTTGGATATTAGCATAAAAAGGTTTAGCAGATTTACATTGGGATAAATCTGTAATTACTAAATTTTTAGATTGTTCATAATCTAAATAAAGTACAGTACCTATTCCTGCCCAACCTCCATATTTTTCAAATAATTCTTTTGTAGGAGTATTTTCTGTAGTTATAACACCATAAACTTTTCCTATCTGTGGTTTATTTGGAGAAAAATTATTTGTCGTTCGACGATTAGGAGAAGTTGCTGCTACTAAAGTACCTAAATTTTCTCTTATCCTCATTTATTTTCAATTTGGTGTTGGATAATTTCAGTTTGTTCTAGTAATTTTTGCCCCTCAATTTGTACATTGCGTTGTTCTTCCAATAATTGTTGGATTTCATCTGGGTTAAAAAATGAATCTGCGTTATTAGTTGCATTAGCAGTAGCGGCTCTTTGGGCAATTCCTGCCATTTTAATTAACTGTTCGTTATTTTTTACATTAACATCAATTAAATCTTTAACAGTAGGCATTAACATTACTGCAGAACCTGCATTAGATGATGCAAGAGGTTTAAGAGCATCAATTAATTCATTGATTTGTTTATCAGTATCTTTAGTTCGTTTGTGGGCTTGCTTAAAAATATCAGATAATGATGTCTCACCGAATAGCTTTATATCGTCAAAATTAGCCATAAATCGCGTTTGATAATAAATATAATATCCTTAAATTTTTATATACCCATGAATATAATATTCATTATATAATTTAGTACGTAATTTATCTAATTTTTTAGTAATTTTGGTGATCTGAGGTGTAGATACATCAGTCATTTCACGGATATAAATGTATAGTGCTTTTTTATTAAATATTTCTAATGATTCGCGTTTACGGAATAATTCAATAATAGCGTCTGCTGTTTTAGCATCCTGGGGTTTTGGAAATATATTATATAGATACTTATCAATATACCTAACATATTGGTCAATAAAGGTATTAGGATCTACTTGTTCTTCAGCTTCACGAAGCGTTTCGTATAGTACTGTTTTATCATCATCTATTTCCTCAATATCAGTGTGGTTTTGTAATTTCTTGTAATTTTTTTCGTTGTATATTATAAGATAACGTTTGGCTATAGTGCCAAAATAAGAATATGCTTTACCTTTATCTTGGTTATATAGATGAAGTTTTTCAAGTAAAAATGTAACTACTTCATGTTTTAAATCTTCTATTGTATCTGAGTCAGTATAATAGAATTTAAAGGTATGAATAATATTTTCTGCTAGTTTATAAAAAGCATATTCAATCTCTTCCCTATAAATTTTATTTCTAAAAGTCTGATCGTCAGAAGCTAAATATCGGATAATAGCATCTTCTGTTTCTTGAGTAAAATAAACGCGAGGTTCTTTTGGTTTGCGGCGACGAGGTTGTCCTCTTTTATTTAATTGTACTTTACCTAATTCACTGTCTAAATAGACATCTAGATCTTCTTCGTAGTAATATTCCATAGCATTTTGTGTTTAATATAGAGAATATATGAACAAAAAATACCGTAACCAAACTAATTTTTGCGAGCGTTAAACTGATTTAAAACGCTTTGAATTTCTTTTAAATTTCTAAAGAACGTACCAACTTCATCATCCGATTCAAACGCTCCACGAGCATCTAATTGTTGAATAGTACTATTTGAATCTTCAATAACAATACTAATAGCATCGATATATCTTTGCTGTTCAATAATAGTTTTTTCTAAAGCTTGATTTTTTCTAATAAGTAAATATCCACCTATTAAAATTAATTCAAGCAAATGAATACCAATTACCCATAACGCTATTGTCATATATTAATTATCTTTGTGAAAATTGTTGAGCAAAATCATCATGCTCAATAGAAACCATTTCTTTAGTTTGTTCAACTTGTTCTTTTAATAAAGCAAGAGTATCAAGCATTTCATTTTGATGCATATTTCTATTTACTTGAAGAGCAAGACGGCTAATCAAAGCTTCGGTTTGCGTTAATTTATCTAATACGTTGTTTTTATATCGCATAATATGTATTTATATATAAATATATGAACCTTTCCGTTCCCTTATTCCTTTCTTTCTTTCTCTCATCCTACAAACCTTTCAAACTACATTTGTAGGTAGAAGCTACGGAAGATTTTTTACACCTCCAAATAAGAAAGGCAACCTTTTTTAGGGGTTGCCATTCTGGATTGTAATAATTTTTGTTATTTACCTGTCGCTTTACTAACACCAGCAGCCATATCAGCAGCAATTTTTTTCTTTTCTTCTGCACTTTTACCTTTCATTGCTTTAATAACAGTAGCGGCATATGTTCCACCAACTCCTAATAAAGCAGCTAAACCTGCTATAAAATTAGGGTCTGTTAATACGCTAGCTTCTTCAATATTCCCTTCGTTTTGAAGATTATCTAATTCTTCACGGATAATTTGTCTTAATTGACCTTTAGTTAAACTTTGTTTCATTTCTTTGAGTTTATTAATTTTTGGTGATTGTTTTAAAATTGTTTTTATTATTTCGTTTGCTTGAGGATCATCTACAGTAAACTCAAAATAGCCTTTTAATTTATTATCTTTAATATCAAAGCTATCAACAGCAATATCTTGTTTTTCTAAACGATTTAAGAAAGCTGCTTTATCTTCAAGTTTAATTTTATAATCGCTCATTGCTAATAATAAATATATGCAAAATAAATAAGCCGTTAAAGAAATGTTACTCGTCTTTCTCCTACTTATCTAATTACATATATACTAAAAGTTAAACACTTTCCTAACCTCACCAGACATTTTGTACGATAGGAAATAACAAGCAGCAAAATTAAGAATACAAACAGCAACAAAAGCTAAATCGTTTGTACACATTTTCATTAGATGGATACAACCAGTACCAATAACTGTTTGAATTAATACCCAAGCTAATACTACAGCAATTTTATCAGAGATGGAATAATTTTTCATAACCTAATTTTTATTTATTTTTAATAAACTATCTACATGTAAGATACTAGAATATCTTTGCCCAAGCACCTCAATTGCTTTTTGAGCCGTATATGAATCAACAGCAAACATTTCACGATGCTCGTTGACGCGTTGAGCAGCAAAATATTCATGTACTTCCGTTTCAAGTAAATCAGAGCGATAACATTTAAATGAAAATACGGGTATCCATGGTGTAGCTACACCAGTAGCGGCAGATATTTGGCGAGCACGCTCATCTGGTGTTGAAGTAGTCATGCCGATTTTCACCATTCCTGGTACGGATTTGTTGACTAATACATAAACATATTCAACATTACGCACACCACCCGATGCATCTATAACAGAATGTGCGAGATAATGCACATTATCCCAACCATTACCGTCGGGGATGCGGGTAAATGCATCGGCCTTATGCATTTGACCGGAACGTAGTTTAATGTAATATTGGGATTCTTCTGGTGTAACGTATTTTAGCATATACTATGGTTTAGAGCCTGTAACAGGCGTTACTGTTTGACCCGTAGCGACAGCAGTATCCCACTGCTCTAGTGTCATACCATGTTGTTTGGCTTGTTCTTCGCGCAAACGTTTAGCATATTGTGCGAACGCTTCCTTGGTTAAAAATAAGTCTTTAACTATAATACTCATATACATAAATATTAGTTACGAGAAAATAATTTACTTATTCGGTCTTCAACTTCAAACTCTTCAGCTCTTGTAAGTCCCTCACAATAAAACCGTCCCATTCCAAATTTGGTTTTGATTTGAGAATAACTAAAACCCGGTTTTTTAATAAATTCTTGGAATTTACCGTCTAACCAATTAATAAATTCTTCATTATGAATATCGAGTCCATAGTGACCTTCTTCGAGGTATTGTTTGTACTTGTCATTAAATTGTTTTGCTGTCATAGTTTTTGTATTTCTTGTTTAACTTGAGCTAATTCAATTCCTATTGCGTTAGGTTCGAGTAAACCTAAAAACATAAGTTCGTTATATAATTCGATTTGAGCGTCGACTGTTACTAAGGCACATACTTTAGCAAATGAATGAGGTAAACGTAATTCGCGAGTAAAATCCTTACATATGGCTTCGTAGTGGGAAACTAATTTTTGAGCTTTATCCTGAGGGTCAACGTGTTCATAAGCGCCGTTAGGACCTATTTGAAAATCGTCTGAGATAATTGGATCAGGGTTAATTTTACGTAATTGTTCAGTTTTTTGTTTAATAAACTCTGTAAGTTTATGGAAGTACTCTAGGTTTTCTTCGTTTGTTGGTTCTATCATTTTATTATATTCATTAAATAAATAATGTAACGGGGCTTCTTTTGTGACCATAGTATGGGCAAACACTAGAGCTGCCTCTTGTTGTTGTTTTTCCATAGCTAGGGCTTGTTCACACACCTGTTTAAATTGTGATTGGGGCATATGACCCGGTCTATATTGATTATATTGACTAATCAACCATTCAACAGCTGTTTGTTGTTTATTCATAGTTTTTTAATTTCGTCTTTTACTTCATTCCAATATCCCCATTCTTCATTTGGGGAATCATAGTCATGCCAATCAATAGCATTCATTATTTCATTGCAAATATATTCGCATATATTCTTTGCTATTAATACATTTTTATCATGTGATAATTCATAACACCATCTGTTATATGCGTCGCGGTATAGCTGATGTGCTTTTTCTTGCGGGGTCATAACTAACCTATTTCTATTTCAGAGTTTAGATAATCTTGTTTATTTGGATTTTCTGCTTCACTAATTGGTATTGCTCTCATTTGTAAGGCAGGTATTTCATATCCTCTTTTTTCTCCTGCCTCAAAACATACATCAGCAAGTTTTTCTGCTGGAATGAGTTGTTGCTTTAGTCCTTCTAAAGTATCTATTAATGAACGAGTAGGTAAATCTTTTAGGATGTCTCCTGTTTTAAACCCTTCTAGTTCTTTAATCATATCGTCTATCATTTTAATATTAATTAGACCATAATCTTGTAGTTTAATTTTCATAACTATTTTGTTTGTTATATATAATATTATATACTTTATTTTGCCCAAAAAAGTTTGTTAAGAGTTAGAGTTGAGATTTTGCAAAGGGGTCCAAAAAGGGTTATTTTGGAAATTGGGGTGTGGTTGTGGGGGGATATGCGTATATACTGTCGATGGGTGAGAGTGGTGTTTGCGTTGAAAATACATATAGCTACGCCCTTTTTTGTGCGGCCCGTCGATGGACCGTGGGTACTGTGGGAGCGTTACACCATCATCCCGCACACGCCCCGCTATCAAACGCTATCGTCCCGATATCATCCGAGTCCTCACGAACCCTCCTCCCCACACGATCCTTTTGTCGTGTGTGTGGTTTTTTTGTCGTTCGCACATTCCTTTTGTCCACCGTATGAAGACGCCGGAAGGCGGTCTTACGACCGCCCCCTTATTATATGCTGGTTGTTTGCTGGATCAGATGTCCATCCACTCGACGTCCTCATACTCAATATCACCCTCTGTAAGCTCAGCTAGGTAATTGGATACGATGGATATCTCGTCGTATGTGAGTTGATCACCCAGCAGCTCTAGCTCACCCACCAGCTGAGGGTCTGCTTCCCCGTACTTGTCAATTTGCTCATTTACCAGTGTTTGGAGTTGGATGAATCGTTCTACGTTTGTGCTCATGTGCTTTAATTTTATTATGGGTTGAATATATGGGTTATGTTCTGCCTTAATTATTCAGTTATATCTATTTCTTCCATTTTACAGATAGTTACTATATTCCATCCCCTTACACTCCATGAGACGTATCCTTCGCTCTCATATTTCTCAGC